AAATAGCATTACGAATAATGTCTCTATCAATATTCATTCCCAATTCTTCAAAGAAATTCTTTCCTGTAACTGGGTCTATTGTCTGACTAACCATTCTTACAAATTTCTCAAAAAATACAGACTTTGCTTGGTCTGCATCAAAGGCAACATTAACAACATCAATAGGTTCACCACTCTTAATACCTAGCGTCTCTTGAGGGTCATTTAAACAACATAACCAGTAAATAGTATAACATAAAAGACAAGCAATAGTTAAATCTTTTCCTGAGCCTTTTCCCCAAGCCAGAACAAATTCATTAAACTTCTCACTTAACATTGTGTAGCCACCATTAAAAGCGGCCGATACAGCTTTTTGCTGTCTAGGAAATAAAGGAGACTTTAACCAATCTCTAAAAAATATCTCCGCAGAGACAGGCTGAATAGCAAACTTCTTTGATTTGCTAACAACTTTCTGCTCTGCATCTTCCCAAAAATTTTGCCAATCTTGTTTATCTGCCATTATGCTCTTTCTTCATACTCAGCGTCAATAACTTCTTCTGTATCGAGCGAGTCTAGATTAATTGTGCGTAATCGTTTGAAAGCGTAACCTCTTTTATCTTCAGGTATTAAGTCTGTGATAATAGTTTTAAATACCTGCATAATACTTTGTAATACTTCTACTGATACATAATTTTTATCCATTAAAGATTGCGGATTAAATAAACTTAATAACTTAGATTCCTTATCAACTCTATCTAAAATTGCCTTCAATGAATCTATTCGAGATGTAATATAAGTTGGATATTTAGGTTCATCATATATATTAACATACTGCTCTCTAAGCTCTCTGGCCGCTATTCTCTTCTCTTTATTTTCATTATCTGCCTTATACAACGCATCAGCAATATCTAATTCTGCCTTCACTCGCTTAACTTCCTTCTTCCACTCAACTAATCTCTGTTTATTCTCTTTTACTTTCAGAGTAATTTCTTCATATAGATTCCAATACTCTGTCTTGAGTAAACCTACCTCATCAATTAACTGCTCTACTCTTTGAAATTGTTTTTTAGCTAACTGAGAATTTTTAACAATTAAACTTGAGTATCTAGCCTGTAAGTATTTAATATCATTTAAAGTGGTTGTATAGGCAACACTTAACTCTTTGGAGATAGCATTAGGATTCTTACCTTTTAAAAACAACTCTCTTGTCTTTTCTCGTCTAGAAACTATCATATCTTTTGAGGGTCTACCTCCAGTATTTTTTGTCATTTACAACACTCCTTGAGTTCATTTTTATTTGATGCTTTAAGTCGTTCCAGCCTTGCAAATAATCTGCTGAATGAACATTGTCTGGAAAACATTTATTCTCTATCATATCATAAGTAGCAAGATTTCTTCCTAAATTCATTAAATGAAAAATAATATCTTTTCGTGTGTATTCAGTTACCTTAACCATTTCTTGAATAGTTGCATTAGCACTTATACACTTTAGTAGAAGAAGCTGTTTTTTAGTTAGAAACTTTTTTAAATTTATAGGTAAGTCTAATTTAAGATTCTTAACTTTATTACTACTAAATATTTCTCGTTTAGACATTGTTTATTCTCATTTCGTTGCTTATTCTTTGCATGTGTTTTTGTTCAATTTTATAAGAATCTAATTTATTCAATAGTCTACACTTAAAGAACATGAACCAATGATTTTTATTTGTAACATCTTTTACTGCACCGGATTTTAAATTCTCCAAGTAAAGAACAACTAAGTCCTGATACAAGTCCTCTTTATCGTGTATAGAACTTCTCAGAGACCTTGAAAATGTAAATGATAAGTAACTCATAATTTCTTTAATTTCAGCGGGTATTACAATTTCTTTACGCATTTGATACCTTTCATTGGATGAAGTTTAAGTTGGAACTTGTGCCGATACGATTAACTCCCATACCTATTAATAATTTTGCTTGTTTCTCTGTTCTTATTCCTCCAGAAGCTTTGATAGGTAAAATAATATCGCTGTCTTGCATAATCATTTGTGTTTGTCTTAGTGCTTTGACTAACGAATCAAAATCTTGAGGTATTAAACCTGTATTAGTTTTAAAGAAATCTATATTACTCTCTTTTAATAGAGAGATTACTTCATATAATGCAACTCGTTTCTTAAATACAGTTCCGAGTTCAACAATAACCTTCATAGGCTTCTTATAGCGTTCTTTTAGACCTTTAAATAACTTATGTATTTTTAGAAGATTACCTTGTGTGTACCAGTAAATAGGAAACACTAAATCAATTTCGTCTGCAATTCCTTCATCTATTACTCTTTTAATATTATCTACCTCTTCAGAGTTATACAGACCTAGATATAGAGGCATTCTTTGTTTAAGACTTGCTTGTTTAAATTTATAATAACTACTAATTGGAGAGAAACCACCTACTGTAATAATCTTCAAATCTTTATCAGCATATTTTTTAGCTACGCTTAAACATGAGCGATGTAAACATACACCGTGATATTTATTTTCATTGGCAGTCTCTATAAAATCTTTTATATCTTTTCTGCTCGGTGATTTAAGATTTGTGTATTCAATGTGCTTATTTAATTTCATATTCTTTCTCCAATGGTTACAATAAAAATTATACCTTTAAGAATCCAAGTTATTATTTGTATAAACAAAACTACGCATAATATTAAGAGTATTACTGGTAAGCAGATAATTGTTGCGATTACTCCGTTTAGAATTATTTGTAAGATTGTTTTCATAATGTAAGTATAACATATTTTTTTACAAATTGTCAAGTTCTTTTTTAAACTCTTTTTTAATTTTTGCTCTTCCTTTTTTCTTCTTATCTTTGTAAACTACTCGACTGACGGGAGCGAATCCCCAAATCTTTCTTAGTCGTCTATAAGAGTCTAAAAGTGTGTGTTTTCTCTTCTTCTCTTTCATTATTTATTTCCATCGTAAACTTTACCATTAACAATACATTTACCTTGTACGATTCTAATTAATTGAACATCAAAGTATCCGTTAGGAAAGAAATAACCTATTGCAAAACCATGTGTCCAACTATTTGGGCGTTTTCTCATAAAGTCTGGAGATAAATCGCATACTGCACCAATATTATAACCTGCAAATGCAATCTCTCTAGCTATAGAAGAGGACAATCTCATACCTAATGTATGTGTATGACCAAATAAGATATTGACTTTTAATTCATCTAAATGTTTTTTAATTGGATTAGCACCTGCATATATACCATGAGTTACATATAATCTACCTAACTTCAATAACTCGTTGTACTTATGTAAGTTATAACCTCTTTCAACTAACTGAAGTTGACTTGTTGGCTCAATCATTCCCTCTAGAGCAGGCATCTCTTCTAATAAGTCATATGCCCAATCTTCGTGGTTACCGTCGAGATAATGTTTCTCACACTTCTTAGGTAATCTTGAATCAATCTCGTCTAATAAAGCGTTACCTATAATATAATCATTCTTCAATCTCTTTAGCTCAAGAGTTCTATGTTTATTTCTATCCCAATGACCAATACAACCTAAATCCATAAAGTCACCTACAATAGACATAATATCAAATTTCTCATCTTCCATTAATTTCAATATAGCTTTACAGGAAGGTTCATTTTGATGAGGAATATGTGTATCCGGCCAAAATAGAGCTTTTTTAATTCCACTACTTTTGTAATGAATAACTTTAGATTTTTTAATCTTCCATTTTAAAACAGCTTTCTCTTTAGCCTCTTTAAATTTCTCATCATCTAATTCCTCTAAATCTAGAGAATCAACAAATTTCTTAGTAGACGCTTTTGGAAGACAATGCTCTCTTAAATTATATCTACTAATAGCACTACTAACAGCATCAAGAGATGTGTCAAACTTTATAGCTATTTCTCGATTAGATATTCCGTTTCTTAAATAAGTAATTAGAATTTCTATCTTTTCTTCTGTCCAAAATTTCATATGCGATTCTCCTTTATTTTCCGGCATTATCAACATCAAACGCAATTTTCTGCCCGTCAGGTTGCTGTGCAATTAAAATATAGTTCTCTTTTTTATATTTGCCTGTATCATTACAAGAGGAACATTTCTTTCCTTTTACACATCTGTTGCACTTAACAAATGTTGACTTATCTACTATTTCTACTTTACTCATTTCTTTATCTCCTTTATTACTTTAAGTATAGCACATAAAAAGCTATCTGTCAAGTTTTATTTCTATCAATCCCATAAATTATAATAATATTTTTTAAACAGCTTCCAGCCATCTCTATGTCTTTTACATTGCTGTTTAGTCATTGTACGAATCTTACACATTTTATTAAGAGCAAGTCTTTTGGCTGTTCTTTGTTTTTCTGTTAAATAGTCCCAATCACGTTCTGATATTTTACAATTAGTTCTAAACGTCCATTCTATTTCTTTTAACACTTTCTTCCAAGCTCTCATATCAATTTGCATACCATCTTTCGAGGCATAATCACAAGGTACTCCATGAGCCTGTATTCTTAAATCTTTAACTGCATTAGCAATAACATTAGATAAATAATAATCTAAACTCCAAACATCACAGTCAGCATATCCTCGTCTACCTCTTTGAATAAACCACTTAATACTTAAATAAATATCTCTAGGAGCATCTGGTAAATTATATATCAGCCAACGCAACCAATTCATGTTTTCATGCAATATAATTTTTTCCCACAAAGTATAAGATTCTCGTAATTCATTTAATAAGTCTGTTGTATCTTTTTCTCTCTTTGTCATCACATCTCCTTAAATTAAGTCTAATTCCTTTAAATCTATTAACATGTAAAATAGTTCACTAAGAATTTTGAACATACGTAAATAAACCTTTTCTTCTTCTGAGGAATTAATATATACTTCCCATTTCTTAGGCTTATCTCTAGGTATTAATAATACACCTGATTTCATTGTAGAGGAATCTATATTATTTACTTTACAATATAATTCTTTATATATACACGATTGAATTTTGTGAGATAGTCTAACCGCTTTAGATGTTTTTATATCAAACAATATAGGTATATGAGAACTCTTACCTACAAGGTCAACTGTACCTGCTGTCTTATACTCATCTTTATCCCAAACAACTAACTCAGAGTGTTCACACTTAAAATCATATTGTTTCTCAAACTCCTTATAACGTGTTAGAGCGTTATGGTCATTCTCTTTTTGCTCTGTAACATATTCCTCTATAATTTTATGAATATTTGTACCTTCTTTAGCTAATGAATTTAAGAGTTGTTTGTGAAATACGAAACCCAAAGATGTAGATGTTTTTGAGAGGTCACCTCTTTTTTTCAGAAACTTTATTGTCTGCATAACTGCCCAAAGAATAATTTTAGGTTTAGGAAGAATACCGAGTATAGTTGTTACAGACGGGAAATCTCCAACATTCTCAATATCATAAAATCTATAATTACCTTTATTTCTGACATTTATATTCATCTCTTGTCTTTTTTCTCCAGACTTCTTATAATACGTGTAAACTTTCTGACTAATCTCTCTTCTTCATTTTTGAGTAATTTTCTTTGCTTCTTTACATTGATAGTTTTATTATTTTCTATTCTATCTAAAATCGCATCTATTCGACTTGTTAAAGAGGATAGTAATATATGCCAGAACTCATGTATAATGGAGTCTCTTAAAGATACAACAGACTTATTCATCTTACTATTTACATTAACATTAAACTCTCT